CTCATTAACTGTTCTCGAAGTCTTTGAGCGCATTAAAAATGGCTATTCCGATCTAAATAAAAAGATTGAAAGGTTGAGAAAATTGGATGAAACATCCGAGCAACATCGAAACTTAAAAAATTCGTTACTTGCGATAATGTTTAACGGCCAATTTAATGAACGCAATGATAATGGATTGATTCAACATTCCGGGCTTTGTGTTTTGGATTTCGATGATTATCCAGATGAACAAACAATGAATGAAGAACGGCAAAAATTACAAAATTGCCCCTTTGTTTATTTATTATTTACATCGCCAGGGGGCAAAGGTTTGAAAGTGGTTATTAAAATCCCCAAATCAACCAAGGATGAACACAAAAGAAGGTTCCAAGCATTTCAAAAGTTCTTTAATTCGGATTATTTTGATCCAACATCTTGTAATGTTTCCCGGGTTTGCTTTGAATCTTATGATCCTGAAGCTTACATCAATGAATTTTGCGATGAGTTTACTCAAATCGACCAAGAAAAGGGATTTGATTTCCATGATAAAGCGCCAGTTTGCATCTTAAATGACGAAGATAAAATAATTGAACGGATAATGAAGTTCGATTTTGGATGTACTTTTTCCGAAGGATCCAGGAACCAATATGTTTTTAAGGTTGCCGCTTGTTTTTGTGAATACAATATTTCCAAAGATGCTGCCGAATACTATTTGCAAAATCAATTTGTTTCCCCTGGTTTTACTCAAGGCGAATTAATACAAACAGTTAAATCCGCTTATAAGAAAGCAAGCCAAGGAATCAAATACTTTGAGAATACGGAGCTTGTTGTTAAGGTCAAGAATAAATTGAAGCAAGGAATCAATCCGCGAGATATAAAGAAACAATTGAATGTTGATGATTCCATTATTAATGATGTTAAAGATGAACTTGCAACAACCGAAGATGTATTTTGGGAAATTGAAATAAAAAAAGGAGTTGAAACAATAACCGTTGAACCGATGAAATATTCGGAATTTTTAGTTAAGAATGGATTCAATAAGTACTATCCAGAAAATGCCGAAAAGCCAACTTTTGTGCGCGTTCAAGAAAATAAAGTTCGGTTAAGTTCAACGGATCAAATAAAAGATTTTGTTTTAAATTTTCTTTTGAGCAAAGGGGAATGCAAGGTTTGGAACTATTGTTCAAAATCAACTTATCTATTTAATGAAAATCATTTAAATATGATTGATTCAATTGCTTTGAAGATGCTTCAAGATACAATTGATTGTTCTTTCATCCCCTTTAAAAATGGAGTTGCTAAAATAACCAAGAAAGAAGTTGTTTTACAAAGTTACATTGATGTTAATGGATACATTTGGGAAAATCAAATAATTGGCCGGGATTTTACAAAGCTTGATTCCTTCGATAATGATTTTAAGGATCTTGTTTATAAAGTAAGCAATGAAGATGAGAATCGAACAGCATCCCTTGAAACAACACTTGGATATTTATTGCATACATTTAAAGATAAAACAGATCAAAAGGCAATTATCTTTAATGATCAAGAAATTGATGATAATGCAAATGGCGGTTCCGGTAAATCCTTAATGTTAACCGCGCTTGGATATCTTCGAAAGATTGTAAAGATTGATGGCAAAGCTTTCAACTTAAAAGGGGATTTTGTTTATCAAAGAGTTAATTTGGATTCTCAAATTTTGGCGCTGGATGATGTTAAGAAAAATTTTGTTTTTGAAGATTTATTCTCATTGATTTCGGAAGGCATAACAGTAAACAGAAAAAACAAGGATGAAATCTTTATTCCATTTGAGAGATCCCCAAAAATAGTATTAACAACCAATTATGTTATTGCCGGCGCCGGTTCATCTCATGATCGAAGAAGGCACGAACTGGAGTTCTTTCAATACTTTAACGCGCAAAGAAGCCCGCTTGATATTTATGGCCGGTTATTATTTGATTCATGGTCGGAAAGTGACTGGTCAAAATTTGACAATTATATGATTCACAACTTGCAAAGCTTTTTAAAGAATGGATTGCTTAAATCGGTTTCAATAAATGCCGAAGCCAAGCGATTTATCCAAGCAACATCAAAAGATTTTTATGATTTTGTGAATGATAATCCAATAAAGATTGATGAATTTATTTATAATAATACTTATTTAGAATTATTCAAAAACGAAACAGCGGGTTGGAAGGATCTTGAAGCGCGAAGGTTCTTGAAGTGGGTTGGCGAATATGCCAAGTTTAACAAACTTAAATTAACAAAAGGCCGGAACAGCTCCGGGCGCTATTTTAGAATTGAAAATTTCAACGCTCCGAAAGTCGGGGATGTTTGGGATGAATTAACAACTAAAGCAATGAACTTATGATTACAATAACACCAAATTTAGACCAAGTAAATAGAGCTGCAAAACTTTATGAATTTCAAATTTTAAATAAATCCATTACTCAAGGCGATGGCAATGCTGCCGGGGCAATTGCCGAAATATGTTTCCTTGATTACTTTTCGTCAATTGGCAAAGAAATATTTCATGCGCAGCATCATGATTATGATTTTATAATGAATAAAAAAAAGATTGAAATTAAAGCAACTCGAGTAAATAATCCCCCAAGATTAGCGCATCAATTTAAATTGCCATGCGATCATTATGATCAACAATGCGATTTTTATTGTTGCATTTATGTTATGAATGATTTTTCAAAGGTTTTTATTAATGGCTATATTTCCAAAAAAGATTTCTTTAATAATGCTATTTTGCACCTGGAGGGCGAAATGGAACATAATTTTACTTTCCGATGCGATACAAAGACCGTAATGCTTGCGGAATTAAAACCGTTGAATCATGAATAAAATAAAATTTAAAACTAATGATGATGAATTATTTTTTGAAATAACAAAAGATTTTGATCTTGAAGATTGGAAAATAATAAGAACAAAAGAATATTGGAAATGCATTAATCTTAATGAAAAAATATTGTTTATTATAAGTTGTATAAACCATGAATAAAGAAAACAAAGCATTACTTAAAGCCCTGGAGGTTGAATATCTTCAAAAGAAATATCCAAGCAATCCGTATATTGTGCCTGAAGATTACAACGATAATTCAACCAATGCATTAACCAAATGTATTATTAAGTTCTTGAATTATTCTAATTGTCAAGCCGAACGGATTAATACGATGGGAATTTATCGCGAAGGTAAAAAAATTAAAGTCGGGGAAAATACCCGCCAATTGAAGGGGATGTTTACTCCAAGCACCGGAACCAAGGGATCCGCGGATATTTCCGCAACCATTCAAGGCCGTTCCGTAAAGATTGAAGTAAAATTTGGCAAGGATAAACAATCCGAAGTTCAAAAACAATATCAAGAATCAGTTGAAAGTGCGGGCGGTATTTATTATATCGCAAAAGATTTTGATTCTTTTATACTTTTTTACAACAATTTACTTGCATATTTAAAATAAATGATTAACTTTACAAAATAAACAACTAAAAACAACAAGATGAAACCAACAACACAAACACCGGAGCCAACCGCTTCAAAAGGAATTTACGCGAAGTTACATGCCGCGAAACAATTAATCGGTAAAGTTCAAAAGAACGCAACCAATCCCCACTTTAAAAAGAGTTATGCTGATATCAATGCATTGCTTGAAACAGTTGAACCATTACTTTGGGAAAATGGCCTTGTATTATTACAACCAATTAAAGATGATGTTGTAACAACTCAAATTATTGATATTGATTCCGGGGAAATGATTGAATCTTTTATGAGATTGCCATTGATTACAGATCCCCAAAAGATACTTTCCGCGGTTACTTATTTCCGAAGGGGAACATTACAATCGCTTTTATCTTTGCAAGCCGTTGATGATGATGGCAACACCGCAAGCGCAGCTCCAAAAGCAAAGCCATCAATTGACAATGACAGATTTCAAAAAGCATTGCAAGCAATTGCGGATAAAAAATTCACAATTGAACAATTACATGCAACTTATTCTTTAACGGATTTACAACTTAAAGCCATAACGTTATGAAATGGCATCCAAGTTCAATCGGAAATTTAATGGCATCGCCAAGAAATAAAACCGAAGCATTATCGGAAGGGGCAAAAACTTACATCCGGGAAATTGCAAAGCAAAACTTTTATGGTTATAAATCGGAAATAAGAACCAAGCCAGTTATGAAAGGCATTGATCAAGAACTTGAATCAATTGCTTTGTTAAATGCCGTTAGATTTACCGATTACAAGAAAAACAATCTTCGGGTTGAAAGTG